TTATCGAATGCCGCTTCTAAAGTTTCAGCATCCAGAATGTCATTATTTGCGTAGTCAACTGTCTGGAGAAAGTCGGTCTCTCGGATAAAGGAAACAACCACTCCGGTCCCTGGTGCAGTCACAAAAGTAACGGTCCCTGTGCTGTCCGGATCTGTCAGAGTGTAGTGCGTGGTGATCGTCTGAAGAGTTCCACCTAGATAGACCTTGACCTGAGACTTCTCGGTGTACGGAAAATTGACAGTAAATTGAGTTGTGGAATTGTTCCCTGTGTACTGAACCTTGTTCCGGAGTACTGAGACCGTCATAAAGATCCTCCATACGGAACGATTTCAGCAGGAGACAGTCCAGGCAAGAAGTTCTGATTGTTTTCTCGTTCGAAACGATTCTGCATTCTCATTAATGCCCCTGGATGTAGCATTTCCTGGATCTGGTAGTTGATTGCATAATCAAGAATTGTTCTGGAAGCCCAAAAGTTGACATAAGGAGTGTTGTTGTACAGTGCTTTCCAAGCAGTTTTCCCAATTTCTCCAACAGTTTCATCTCCTCTCAGTACTGCGGCTGTTGCTCCAGCCACTGCAAATACATCTTGTGCTGTTCCAATTGTAGGTCCACCGAGTAAATCGGCAAGACCATAACCGTACTTGCGAACATCGTTAATCAAGAAGTCTGCAGCTAGTCCTCCGAATCCACTTTGAAGCACTCCAACGGATGCAATTTTATAGATGTTATCAGGGTCTCTTGGATCAAGTGGTTCTCGGCCTTTCAAAATGTCTTTAGCGGACTTTATCGCATACCCAACACCAACCATCGGTAATAAATGCAAAAAGGCAGGAGCACCCATCTGGGCAACCCGTGGAAAGTTCCGCATCATCATCGACAACGGGAATCCTCTGAATTGCCAGAAAGTTCTTGCTGCCATTGCACTTGCAGTCCCTGATTTACCTGCTCCTTCTCCACCAAAAGGAATCCGTCTCATGAACGATTGTTCTGATGCTCCTGGTTCAATAACAGCCATCGTGTTTTCACCGACTATGAACATCTGGATTTTGTCTGCCAGTTGATGAGAACGTTTTACAAGATCAGGAGGTACTTTGCCGTTCTTGATGGCATCTCGGACTCCGTAAGGAGTGATCAGGTCATGTCCTTCAACTTTGGTTGTCGGTAACTTCCTGATATCTTCCCAATCTGCTTCTGTGATCCCGTACTGACTAAGAGCATATCGGTAACGTTCATTGAGTTGGTTCCATGGTCTTTTTGATGCCGTATACATGTCTCTAGACATAATATAAGCAGCACCGTTTCTCATGATATTTGTGAATCCATTCAGTGCGTTCCAACGGAAGAAATTATTATTTGCTCCTGTTACATACTGAGTAGCTGATCTTGCTGCAGCAAACCGACCTGCGGATGACCCAACTGCCCCCTCTAGTCCAAATCCCATCAGAATGCCAAATTCTTTGATTTCCTTACTGGATAATGCTTGTAGTGCAGCTTTGTAGGTATCGTAATAAGCACTGAAAATATTGACCCCGTGGTAACTGCGAGTAAATGCCGTGTAAATCGGATCGGAAAAAGCACTGAATACGGCACTACCGAGTTTGGACATCGATTGCAAAGCAGTAATGTTTGCTGTCCACTGGTGCAATGAGGGATTCGCTATTTCATAGGCTTTCCCTGATACGACATCAAAGTCTCCTTGTACTTTGTTTTTTTCAGAAGGAGTCATCTCCACATTGGACATCAGTCTCTTGAACGTCAGATCTGGGTTCGGTCCCATTCGGTTGATCAGTTCCAGATCGTCAGACAATCGTTCAATGCCTGTCAGGATCGCATCTATCGGGTTTCTGTGACCATACTCGTTGTTGTACGCTAGCCATGAATCTGCATCTTTGAAGTGCAACTGTCTGCTCTGAGAGACCTTGGAAGCCAAAGACATCTGACCTACGTTGAGATCCGTAGGGATTAATTCATGGACATGCCGATTTCCGGAAACAATATTGTCAAAGACTGCAGAAAGAAACTTTACCCGTTCAGCCTTGGTTTCAACAATTTCTCCTGTTGGCTTGACAAAGGTTCTCTCTACATCCAGTAACCCAGAGTTCTGATTCGGGTTGTCATCCGGTGCATTGTAGAGTCTCTGAATCCAACGATCTTTTGCTTGTTCTCTGGTGATTCCTTTTCTAAGAATTCCTCCTGCTTCAAACCCTCCAGACGCAATCGCTACTGAATCGTGATACTGTGTGGTCACATGATCGGCTAACCAACCGATATTCACCCCGTTTGCTCGGAATTGAGCGACTACATCCCTTTTGACTTCAATCGTGGCTTTCGCAAATTTTTGGGCTAATTCGTTATTTGTAACTGGGGCTCCTTTTTTCGGAGCATCAAACATTTCATGGACAACATCTCTATGGAAATTGACATCGTCAAAGATCCCTTGTCCAAAAGGATACTGAATTTTTTTGTTTAAATTACTGCCCCCCAGAATAGTCGGTCTTGATAAAGCCCAAGCACCATCGACCCCAAGAGAATGGATTATGTAATTTAAACGTTCCCTCCTTTTTGACGCTTGTTGTCCTGCTATCGAATCCAATTGCTGGAATCCCGTACCTCCTTTTTCAAAGTCCTTTTGCCACCTCTGCGGCTGATACCCTGCAATATATTCTTTTAATTTCTTAGCTGATTTCGGGTCATTGACAATCCGGTTGTCTAACTGCGAATTAATGATAATTTGTGCTTTCCGTCTTCGTTTAGCGAATAACAGATCCTGTTTCATTTTCTCGGACATTGCTCCAGCAGCCCGTTTCAACTTCACAAGATACTCCGGATCTCCTTTCAGTAGAGCCATTTGCTGTTTTAATCGGTCAACCAACTCCTTGGCATCTTCTTCAGAAATTCCGAATTTCTCGTTAATTGCGATATCAAGACAGGGATCTTTTTTAGCCATTTCTCATCAGACAAAAAATTAAGTCACCGTTGTATTGTTCAATTTCCCGATTTGATTGTTCTGTAGTCAGATCTTCATCCCGTGCCAATGCCCTAGCATCTTCTTCCTTCAGTAGATTCTGTGCTTCCAGTTCTCGGATTCCGTTATCCAGTTCTTCATCAGATTGTTTTTCAATAGCTGCAATGACTTCATCGACCAAGGGTTCTGGTTCCTCAAGTTTTGCTACTGTGTAGTCAGGGACAAGATCATCAAGTAATTGATTCTTCTGGAAATTCAGTTCTCCAGGGTTGTAAATCGACTTAACTATCCTTGGGTCAAAAATTGCTAAACTTGGTTTCTGGTTGCCACTTTCTTGAATCCAAACCCCATCGTATCCTTGTTTAGTGAAATGACTTGCCCCAAGTTTTTCTGCCTCCTGCCATTTCATAGTTGGACTGTTTTTAGTACCTAGAACTTTTTTGGCATTGATGTAGACAGGTAAAACATTGTCACCCTTGAAATTGCTTTCGTAGAGAAGTTCAAACTGTTTAGCGAAAGAGTTCTTGTTAGCCTTGGCTTCCTTAGATATGTCTTCAGCGTTTAAATAATTGAAATCTTTTTCATCCAATGCTTTACGGAGTTTTTTTACATCTAAAACCTTCCCTGTCTTTACATCGAATACTCCTGGGAATTCCTCCGCTAAGATTTGAAAGTCCGTTTTTGTCTCTAAAGATCCTTTTGAGGCAGCATATCCGGATGCTTCATCAGCATTTGGCGTGAAATAGATCAGTCCACCACGATTGTTTTGCTTGCTAAAGGCTTTAATCTCTCGACCACTGCCGTGATACATGACCATGGGGTCACCATCACTGTTGATAATTTGGCTATCCTTCAGTGAACCTTTTATGGCTTCCAGCCTAGCTGTCTCATTCAAGTACAAAGATTGCCGGACATCATCCGATCTAACGACAGGTTGCATTTCTGCACTGACATCAATCGGCTTTCCTAATCTCTGTTGAAGCAACCCCTTCCTGACTGCATTGGCACGGTTTTCCGGAGGGACTCTCTCAATAAACTGCTGAAGTTGACCAGGAGGATCAGTAATGGTTGATGGGACATCTGGGTCATAAGCACGGGCTTCCTCCAGAGTAGGGATTCTTCCTGGGTAACTGTCCTCTGGTTTTACTCGACCAAACAATGCTCCGAACCCTCCACCGAGACCCGTAGCAATTCCAATATCAAACAAGACATCTTGAGCATCATATTTCTGCTGATAACTCGCCCGTTCTGCCATTAGTAAGGGAGAAGCCAAGGTAGTCAACAAGGCAGCATCTGCTGCTCCCAATAGCGCTCTGGAACTACGAGCACCAATCCCAGCATACTGTAAGGCTCTTCTCGGTTTATCGAACTGACCGAGCAATGGGATGTAGTTCAACGGATCTGGGACTGCACCAGCAATCACTCCTCCGTAAAAGGCAATGTAGTCTGTAAAGTCCTGAGCTTGTTCCAAATAATAGGCGTACTCTCTTTCAGCATCCATCCGGTCTTTCAGCAGTCTCGCCTTTGCTTCTGTAAACGAGTCATCCCACTTAATTTGCGGATCAAAAAACTCAGAGTCCTTGTATTCTTCTTCAGTGATCTTCCCACCACGCATTTCAGAAATGGCTACATCTGCCATTGAAGCAGGAAGTAGGATCGACATATCACTGAACATTTTCTTTGCACCTTGCTTGAGCATGAACCCGAAACTTGGGTCATAGTTTTCTACAAGAGGTGCTTGCCCTACATAATTTGGTTCTGGAACGTACCCGATCATTGTCCCTCATTGAACAAACGATTGATCTCTGTATCCAAAGCCTGACGGGATTTGATATTTGCTAAGTGCGGTGCTGCTTGTTTTATTAACCGGTCTATGGCTTTCCGTGCTTTTTTCGAGTCTTTAGCATTGGCAATAATGGCTCTGGCTGTTCCGACATATCGATCAATCATGTCTCTGTCTGCAGAATAGTCTCCGGTCTCTTCCGCTTTTTGTTCAAGCTGACGGATTGGGGCAGACAATGCCTGATCCACTTCTTCCATCAGTTCTGGGATCACTCCCTTCGGCTGATTCTTGGAACCTGTGGCTTTGGCTTCTGCTCTTGGATCAACGACTATGTCACGGACTCCTGACTGAATGCTTTCTACAATCGAATCTGCTTTTTCTTGAAGATCTTT